TGGCTCGGCTGGAGCAAGGCTCTGTTCAAAACAATGAGAATGCTTTTAATCAACGCTATACTGAAACAAAAGCTGCATTGACCAGAGCGGTTGAAGAAGGCGACACTGAATCTCAGGTCAACTTCCAAGAGCAGATGGCAGACATGCGTGCTTCGATGCGGATTGCAGAGATGCAAAAGCAACAACGCTCGCAACAAGCTGCATCTCCAACGGTTGGTCGTGCGCAACAGTCTGTTCAAAACCCAGCTCCCGAGAAAGCTATGGGTTGGTGGGAAAAGAACCGCTGGTTTAACACCACTGGATTTGAACGTGAAACTGCTGCTGCTCGGTCTATCGATGTCCAGCTTGATTTAGAAGGTTTCGACAAAGATTCAGACGAATATTACCAAGTTCTGAATAAGCGTTTACTTTCTGTCTTTCCGGAGCTATCCTCTGGAGCAAGCCCAAGTAAGACAAGAACAAAAAGTAGACAACCAGTTGCACCAACTACAGGTGGTTCCTCCTACAAAGGCAATAGAGTGAAGATGTCGCAGGATCAACTTAGAATGGCTCGTGAACTTGGTATTACAGACGAAAATAGTCTTAGAAAATATGAAGCTGAAATTAAGCGTCAGAGGAGCCAGTCATGACTGAGAAAAGAAACGTGCGCGCAAATGAAACTCGAAATTCCATGCGGGATGAGCAAGCTCGTCCAGAAGCTGCGTGGAAACCACCATCATTGCTAGATGCTCCGGAAGCTCGTCCAGGATATACTCAGCGATGGATCAGTACCTCGATTCAGGGTAAAGAAACACCAGATAATGTGTACAAGCGTATGCGTGAAGGCTGGGAACCGCGTTCTGCCGAGTCTGTGAAAGATAAGTTGTTTCCGACTATCAATCACGGTCAATGGGCAGGATCAATTGGAATTGAAGGAATGCTGCTCTGCGAAATGCCTGTTGAAAAACACAAGCAGATGAAAGCCTATTATAACAATAGGAGCGTAGAGGCAAACCAATCAATTGCAGGCGATTTGGATGCGTTAGGACGAAACAATGGGCAGCCGATCTATCAAGACCGGAAGTCCTCTTCGAGCCGTGGCAGGGATCTCTCTGTTATGGAAGATTAAACTTTACGCTGAGAGGAGCGAAAAATGGCTAATGTAGATGCAGCCTTTGGCTTTATGCCAATTCGCCATATGAGTGGTAACGCACCGCGTGCGAATAAGTACACAATTGCTTCAGGACTTGCAGAGAACATCTTTTCAGGTGATCTTGTGATTCTGATTGATACTGGTTTACTTACTCCGCACACCGCAACAGAAACCAATAACATTGGTGTCTTTGGTGGGGTTTCTTATACCGCTGCAGATGGTTCATACGTTTATAGTGATTACTGGCCATCAGGCACAGTCGCTACAGACATAATCGCATATGTATATGATGATCCATATACTGTGTTTAAAGTACAGTCAGCAGGAACTACTGCCCAGACGAATATCGGCAACTGTGCTGATGTTGTTGCTGGTGCAGGATCAACTGTAACTGGGCAATCTGGTTTTGAATTGAGTGGAACAATGGCCGCAGGTATTGCTACCTGCAAGATCATTGGTCTATACGAAACTCCAGACAACGCATTCGGCGCGAACGCTATCATGGAGGTTCTTGTAAATGAGCATCTTCTTGGTACGAACGTAGCTGGTATATAAGGAGGGTATGAAAAATGGCTATGAATAGAGCACAATTTGCCTCCATGTTGGAGCCAGGACTGAATACTCTTTTCGGTCTTGAGTATGACAGTTATCCACCAGAGTATTCCGCAGTCTTCGCTGCAAATACTTCAAATAAAGCTTATGAAGAAGATCTTCTGCTTCAAGGCTTTGGGCTTGCACCAACAAAAGATGAAGGTGCAGCCATCAACTATGATACAGGGAGCCAGCAATGGACTGCTCGGTATCAGAATGAAACAATCGCTTTGGCTTTCGCTATTACAGAAGAAGCTGAAGAAGACGGTCAATATGGCTCGATTGCTTCACGCTACACTAAAGCACTCGCTCGTTCTATGGCTTCCACTAAGGAAATCAAAGCTGCGAATGTTTTAAATAACGCGCAGGCTGCTGGTTTTACTGGTGGTGACGGTGTTGTACTTTTAAGTGCATCTCACCCAACTACCAACGGGAACCAGTCTAATGTGTTAGCAACTGCTGCAGATTTATCTGAAACTTCACTTGAGTCTATCCTTATCCAGATTTCGGATATGAAAGACGACCGTGGGCTACGGATTGCTGCACAAGGTACACAGTTGATTATTCCAACTGCTTATACTTTTGTTGCAGAGCGTTTGCTTGAATCACAGCTTCGCACTGGTACAGCTGACAATGACATCAATGCTATCAAGTCGGGTGGTTATCTGCCCAAAGGCTATCATATCATGCGTCGTTTGACTGACTCAGATGCGTTCTTTGTTCAGACAGATGTTCCAGACGGATTGAAGCACTTCCAACGTTCGCCTATGAAAAAGGGCATGGAAGGTGACTTCGAAACTGGTAATGTTCGCTACAAAGTGCGTGAGCGTTATTCGTTTGGCTTCACTGACTGGCGTGGCATCTTCGGAACCGAAGGCGCAGCTTAATACTATCGGGGGAGGGCAACAGCCCTCCCTCAACTTTTAATCCTGACAGCGAAAGCTGACTTATCCCAGACAGGAGACGATCATGGGTACAACTACATTTACAGGGGCAGTGCGCTCCGAAAACGGTTTCCAAGATGTAACCAAAAATGCAACAACTGGTGCTTACACCACAAATTCCACATACAATAATGACGCTACTATTGGCGGAAATGCTACTGTGGCAGGCAACTTAACTGTCGCTGGTTCTGTATTTTCAGGCGGGATGCCCACTTTAGGTGGACTTACTGTAACGGCAAAAGCCACATCTGGCACTGTTTCTTATGTTGCTGGAATTAACATAAATCCATTCACTGGAGGAGCACAACAAGTTACTACTCTTCCAGCCGCCACAGTCGGCGTTGTGTGTATCCACGCTCAGTCAGTAGACACTACTGGGGGAACTGCTTTCTTGAGTTTTGATTGCGCGGGCACTGACGCTTATGAAACAGGCAGCATTATAGAGAGCCGTACTAGCTCCGCAGTTACGTTTGATGCATCAACTGCTGGAGAAACTTTGTTAAAGTACACTCCTGCTAACGCAACAACGAACTTGATGAGCATTGGTTCTTACATCTACTTTACTTGCACAACAGCAGGTCTGTGGAATGTTTCGTATAACCTTCAAGGTCTTGGGGCAGCTACTACAGGCACGTTTGTTTTCGCAGCCTAATGTTTAATTTGGTGGGGTTAACGCCCCACCTATATTTTATAGGAGATTAATATGGGCATACAAACAGACGTACAAGTCAAATTCATAGCTGATGAAAATGCAGCTGATCCGGATCGGCTTGTTACAGCAGCTCGACCGAACACATCAGCAACAATGGCAGCAACTACCTTCGTAGGTGGTGGGGCTCGAAATGTAACTGTCACGACAGCTGGGACAAGTGATAATGCAAAAACTTGTACTATAACAGGCACAGATGTTTTTGGCAGTGCAATGACTGAAGTTATAACTTCGACAGGCTCTGCTGAAGCAGTCGCAGGTGCTAAGTTATTTGTCACAGTTAGTGCAGTAGAATGTTCTGCTCAGTATGCTGGTAATATTACAGTGGGCTCTGGTTCGCTGTGTGCAAGTCCAGTAGCTGGTGGTGGTCGGACTCGACTAAAAGGATACTCAATTGTTTCAGCAGGAACTGCTGGTTTAGTTGACTTCTACAATGGCACCCCAGAAGATGGGACAATTATTTTCAAAGCTCAAACAATCGGGACAGACAATTCCACAGTAGACAATACTATCCCAGACGAAGGCTTGTTGTTTAAAAGTGGGCTGGCTGTTGGATACACAGTTGCAACGGTTGTATTAGCAAATGTCTTTTTTGCATAAGGTAAATTAATGGCACTTTCAGGAACAGTAGCATTTAGACCAGACGTTGAAGAAATAATAACTGAAAGCTATGAGCGTTGCGGTATTGACCCGCAGACTCGAACAGGCGATCAGGCAGTTTCCGCTCGTCGAAGCTTAAACATGCTGTTCTCTGAGTGGGCAAACCGAGGAATAAATTACTGGGCTGTTAGTCAGAATACTCTTACTCTTGTAAGTGGAACAACATCTTATGCATTGCCAGCAGGAACTATAGACATCATTGATGCTGTCATTCGAGAAGGATCAACCGATCAGAGTATAAATAGAGTCACCATTTCAGACTATAACCAACTCCCAAACAAAACGACTGCTGGCAAACCAAGCCAATTCATGGTTGACAAGCAATACACTCCTGTTGTTTATTTCTGGAATGTTCCTAACACAAATACATACAGCATGGTTTATTGGGCAGTAAATCAACTTGATGATATTACAATCTCTAATCAAGATGCTGATGTTCCTTATCGGTGGAGTGATTGTATCTCTGCTGGACTCGCATCAAAGCTTGCATTGAAATATGCTCCTGATCGTTTCCAGTTGTTGAATGAACTTTACGAAAGAGCCTTTAATTTCGCAGCAGCATCAGACAATGATGGTGTTAGTTTGCGAATAAAGCCAACAGCATTGAATTTGGCATAGCATGGCAAAATACGCAAAAGGTAAAAAATCATATGCGATGAGCGACAGGGGCGGCCAGAGGCTCCGGTACACCCAGTTGAAAACAACTTGGGATGGGCTTCGCGTTGCCCCAGACGAGTGGGAGCCAAAACACCCACAGCTTACTCCTGCAAAAAATATTATAGATGCAGAGCAGCTTTTTAAGCCAAGAGGCAACAACGACCCTGACAATGTTGTGATACAACTCGCATACACTTGGGACATATTTGCTAAATACAGAACAGCTATTGGCACTGTTGCTTATGGCAGTGCTGGTTCGGTTTCAATTAATATGGAAAGTGTGCCGAGCCCAGCAGGTCTCGCCGGAACAGGTGCAACGGGTGATGAATTAATAGAGCTATCTATTGATGAAGCTGGCGTGGCTGGCACAGGTGCAACTGCTGACGTATCGGTTCTTGGCCTTAAAGGTGTATCTGGTGTATCTGGCACAGGCGCAGTTGGCGTAGAAGCCTTGAGCCTATCTATCGATGAAGCTGGGGTAGCTGGCACAGGTGCTGTTGGTGCAGAGGCTCTGATCTTATCAATCGCAGAAGCTGGCGTGGCTGGCACAGGCGCAGTAGGAAATGAAAGTATATCTATAAGCGAAGCTGGCTGGAGTGGTGGTGACTGGGGCGAAGGGACATGGGGTAACTAAATGAGCTATACAACTTTAGTCGCAAACATTCAGGACTTTATGGAAGACAATTCCACAGAGCTGCAGAATTCTATTGACACTATAATCGCGCAAGCTGAAGAGATGGTGTTCCAAAGGCTTGCCAATCTTCCCTGCTTCCGAAACACAACAACATCAACGCTGGTTGTCGGGACTTTTGATTACACAGTTGCTTCAGCCAGAATGATTAGGCAGGTCTCGGTTACAGACGCAAGCAGCAATATAAATTATCTTGATCACAGAGTCGACTCTTATTTGAGAGACTATTGGCCAAACTCAGCAACAACTGACACGCCAACAATGTACAGCACGAAAAATGCAACAAATTCCGGAACAATAATTACACTTGCCCCAACACCAAGCGCAACTTTAGCTTATCAAGTTGATTATATTGCTCCAGAAACTGGTCTAAGCTCCAGCAATGCGAACACTTGGATCGACACAAATGCTCCTGCGGTTTTATTAGCGGCGGCACTGTATGAAACTTCTGCTTTCCTAAAGGCCGCAGAAACGCTACAACTATATAAAACGCAATTTGATGAAGCTGCTCAGCTATTCACTCAAGAGTTGCAACGCGATTACGCAGCAGAATACAACGGAGGATTATAAATGGCCATTACTCAAGCAATGTGTACACAATTCAAACGAGATGTCATGCTTGGGCTGCATGATCTCGATAGCGACACAATTAAAATTGCCCTTTACACAAGTTCAGCGTCACTAGGCGCTGCCACAACCGCATATACAACCAGCGGCGAGGTTGCCAGCGGCGGTGGATACACCACTGGTGGAGAGACATTGGCAAGCGCGTCAGTAATCAACAACGGCACTAGCGGATGTTTTGACGCAACTGACCCTGAGTGGACAAGCGCCACATTCACGGCGCGAGGCGCAATGATTTACAATGACACTGAAAGCGATTTAGCAATCGCAATCTTGGATTTTGGTGGTGACTTCACAGTTGCAGGCGGTACATTTAAGAT